GACTACGAGCAGTATCTTGTGCAGAAGTTAATCGTCTTTGATCCTGAAGAGCTTGTATTTTACGTCTAACTTCATTTTCATCAAAATCAGCACCTGCTTTTCTAAGTCTTAATATTTCAGCTAAAGCTGCTGCTTCAATCATCCGTTCTCGATTAGACAATTTCAATAATTTTATCTCTTCTTCCACTCCCCGGTTGAAAGCAACAAGTGGATCGAGTTGATCGCGCATATTTAATTTAGCTAGTTTAAGCAATTCATTGCGCCGAACTAATGAATCATTACCCTCACCATAAACCCTAATTAAATCACGCTCTATATCTCGAATTTGAAGTCTAGCAGAAGCAATAGAATCGATCGACGCATCAACTTGTTCACGTTCTTTCAGCAATTCATTACTTCTAGTAGTAGCTGCATTTATCTCACGAAGAGTTTTTAATTGATCAAGTAATGCTAGATTAATAGGTTTTTTTGCTTTTTGAAAAGACTTTTCAATTCGCAGCATGTCCTTACGAATTTTTTCTTGATCCTCATAAATCCTTAATGCTTGAGATAAAAAAGGTTCTTGTTCTTGTAAAATAGATGAGAGACGTTTTTCATTCTCAATAAGTTCTCTTAAGTTAGGTATTGCGCCCCTTGTTTTACCTTTACCTTTACCCGTACCATCACCTGTACCAATGGTATTTATACCTGTTACTTGTAATGCCCTTTTTGCAGCCTCTGCTTTCTTAAGGGCTTCTTTTTCTCGTTTTACTCGCTCAACAGCAATTTCTTCTGTTCTTATTAATAAACCATCTAAAACTTTCTGTGCAAAATTAACTGAATTGAACCCATCAGCAAAAGCCTTATTTAAGGTCTGACCTGCAACTTTACCTCCCTTACTTATCTCTACTTGTAAAGCCTTTATCTCAGTAATAACAGGAAGTCCTACAAAATTAGATAATCTATTTATACCCCGAATTATGAAATTTATCATATCAGTATGTAGGCGTATTATAGCATTGAAAGTCTTAACAAAAATAAACTCAAGAGCTCCGGGTAAACCACTAAATGCCAATTTAATAGCTTTTACACCACCAACAAATATTCCAGTTATTTTATCCATTACTATAGCCGCAATCTTCAACATACCTTGCATATCATTAGATACTTCACCGAATATATCTTTAGCAAAATCTCCTACGAAACCAAAATTCTTTTCAAAGAAGGCAATGAATAAATCTAAACCTCTACCTAGAGCCTCCCATACTGCTAACCCAAAATCTTGTAAAGTAGCCAAACTACCTTCTGCTAATATTATCTGATCGGAGAAAGTAGCCAATAGAGCAATAACAGTTAAAAGTACTATTGCCATAGCCCCAAGTGGATTTGCTGCGATAGCTGCCGTCAAAGCAAAGACAGCCTTAATAGCTGCTCCCACTGCAATTATAGCAAAAGTCGTTCCAATAACTATGACTAGAGCACCAAATACCCGAAGTAATACTTCTGCATTATCAGCCAATGATTTTATAAAACCAGCAAGGGTCTTACTAGCTCCTGAAGCAGTAGCAAAACCACCTACTAAATTAATAACAGTATTTTTCAAAATGACAAATGATTGACCAATAGTCGGTATTGTCTTAGCAAACCGTTGATTTAATTCCACTCTAGCATTTTTAAAAGCACGTAAAACCACATCGGCAGAGATCTTCCCATCCTTACCAAACTCTCGAAGTTGTCCACGTGTGATTTTTAATTCTTTGGCGATAATATCTGCTACAACAGGTAGCTGTTCTAACACCGAACGTAGTTCGTCACCTCGTAAGGTGCCTGATGATAGGCCTTGAGATAATTGGATAAGACCTGCAGAAGCTTCATGAGTTGAAGCTCCAGACAAAATTATCGCTTGATTCAAGCTTTTGGTAAATTCAATTAATTGCTGTTGAGATTTTCCAAGACCTTTAGCAGCTATGCTGGTACGAGTATATAACTCAACAGTATTTTTAAAAGCAGATCTCGTCTCATTGGAAACTTGTAATAGTTCCCTTGTCACAAGAGTCAATTCAGCTTGTGAGGAGGTAACTACCCTTAAACGGTTTTGTAAATTTGTGAAAGTATCAGCTAAACGAGTAACAGCTACTACACCCGCTGAAATAGCTCCAAAAGCAAAAACTCTGGCAATTAGTTGGCGTGTGCGATCAGCAGCAGCACCTACTTCTCTGAGTTCTTTCTTTACTCGCCGTGAACCTCGCACAGCATTGCCAGGATCAATGCGAACATCAATTCTGTATTCGACCAAAGGAGTACTTCCTTCTATTCAGCTAAGAAACTCCTTATTATGAGCTCTTGCTTCCTCCTTTGTTCGTTTGTTCTGTCTGCCAGTCTAAATAACCGGTATCCATTGTTCTAATAATGGAAACGAACATTTTAAGTATGTCATCATCGAGGCCAGTATGCAACCCGTATTCGTGTATTTTATCCCAGGGGATAGGACCTGAATCCATGCCTATTTGTCGACAAGTACTTAAATCCCAAAAAGCATTTATATAAAAATCTTCCCCTGGAAGTAATACCGGCTCTTCTAAATACCAATCTGGTAAATTACGACCTTTGGCCAAGGCTGCATCTACAGAATAACCATCACGTTGGCATTTAATTTCCCAAAGAAGCCGGTCAGTTAGTTTTTTTCCGTCTCTCCGACGTCAAGGTTTAAATCTTCCGCAAAACTCTCGGGACTTGCACAGAAATTACGTAGCTCATCAAATACATGATTATCAATAGCATTGATAAATTCAAGGCAGTCATCACGTGAGAATTTTACTTCATTACCTTCCTCATCAAGAACATCTTGCCAATCAATAACCACATGCTTAGGATACAAACCTCGATCTTCTTCTCGGTTTTCGGAGATCATTGCTACATCCATCTTACCTGCTGCAACTCTACGCGCCATACGCGCTGAACGTCTCAGCAGAGCGTTAAAATAACCCTTATTCAATTCAGAAGCTGGCCGGACAACTAATATTGGAGACTTACCATTTACGGTTATACCATGGAAAGTAAAATTTGCGGTACGATCCAAAGTAAGACGTGCTTCCTTGATATATCCAAACTTGCTCATATGTTCTATTTCCTTATAAAAAATTCTTTAATAAAAAGAAGATTGCCACAATCCATGCAATTGCAGCAACCATCATTGACTATAAATAAATTTCTTACGGAAGAGGTATTGGAATAAGACTAACACCAATTGAAGTATTAAGTCTATTATCTTGAAATGCCTGAGCAGTAGTATTAATCAATACACTTTCGTTTACAGGGAATTCACGATCACCACCACCTAAAGTCATGCTCGGAATATCTATTACTATAATACCATCATCATTTTTGACAACGAAATCCATTGTGACAGTATCATTACTACGAATTCTATCAATTACAAGTCCTTCAGTAAATATCAACTGTGCCTCAATATCTACTTCAAAATTACCAGTATTCAAAAACTTAGCGCCTAGTTGACCAATTACCTTTTCAGCACTAACACTGTTATTCAAGGTCATCGTTAAAGACTTGAAATCAGTTGTAAGACCTGTTTCATCCACCTCAGTAACTCGCAAACGAGCAATATCTGCAGAAGTATTGAAGGCTGCAGTATTCAATGGATCAGTAGCTGCAGAAGCACCTGTCTTACGACTTGCAGCGACCACAGGATCTTCGGTGTCTGTACCAATAAACCCATAAGTAATAGTCGCCTTGTCTGTCAGAGGTAGATTAAATGAGGCTGTATTGCAATAATTACCAAGAGCATACTGATACTCAGCATTACCACCGGCATCTAAACTCGGAAACTCTGCCTCAAATTGGAAAGAACGTTCCAAATAATCTGAATCATCAGTAGGTACATTCCTGATAAACTCACCAAACAAAACATCAACGTCTGTTGATGGAGCAGTACCATCGGTAAATTGCAAGGCAGCATCAACCTTATCAAATACAATATTATCAGCATCTGTAAACTCATACACTCGAGCATAGCCAAACATGTCATTAGCTGCTGAAGTCTCAAAAGCATTTATAATAGTAGTATCACCTGCTGCAGCAATAGATCCAATATGAACCATTTGACCCAAAGTTAAACCTAGAGCTTGCAATAACGTACCAAGGCCTGTTTCACTCAAAGTAGCCTGATTAACTCCAGAATCCCATGTCCAAGTTGGAGTATCTGCTGCATCAATACGATGCCCAGTGAATGATAAAGTAGCATCTGCAGGAGCAACAGCTTCGTCTACCAAATTCTCTCCAACAGAGATTGCAACAGCTGAACCAGCAATATCTGCATCTACAGTCTTAAGACCATTATTTGCACTATTGCTAAAATTTTCTACCCAAATTAAAGTATCAATTTCAAACTTATCAGCTTGTGCAGTTGACAAAGCTGCAACAGCATAAGTATCTGTTGCAGTTTCAGCCGCCGTGGTGGCAAGCTCAGTCACATCACCATTAATGCTTGTGGCAAAACAAAAACCTTCGATAAAATCTCTAAAAGACGACAACGTTAAATCTTCATCAACTTCAACAGCACTGTCCAAATCTGTTACAGTACCTTTACGTCGTTGTCTATTTTTACTAATTGGGTCACGAGCCACTGTAGTAATGGTGGCTCCAAAATCATTAATAGAATTTGGTTCAATTAAAAACCACGTAGTCCCAGCGACACCTAAAGCAGTCTCAATTGAGTAGGACAAGTTAACATTATTAGTAAGTACGCGTCCCATCAGGGTGTCTCCTTATTTAATTTCGTCATAGTCAAAAGGCGCCTCTACAAGTGTTTGATACCATTTACCATCAGGACCTATTTCATTTATACTAGCTTCTCTGAAATCGAGTCCTGAAAAACTCGTACCTTCAAAAACATCTGCAGCCTCTTTGGCCAAAAGATCCGCTTGTTGTATCCCAGTATTAACAAGTACATATATTTGTACAAATACTGAGGCCGTGGAACGAAACCGCCGATTACCAGTTTTACCCAGAGAACTTTGTGAGCGACCAATTCCTCGTACTGTTAGCCTTATCCAATCATCAGAATCTGGTTCCTCAAATTCTTCATTATCAAAGGTAATAAGATTTGAGGCAACACCAGTATAATTTGCGACAAACCTAGAATAAACAGCTTCCTTTGCTTCGTTAACTGTCGTCATCTAGCTAAGTCCTCGAATATCCCTCGTTATTGCCTTATGTATAGCTCTTTGTACAAAACCTGCTGGAGCTTGCTTAGAAGATCCACTATTTAATTCCAATATGTAAAATACTCCATTTGAAACAAAAGTTGCTCCACGTGATGCTTTATAAGTCAAAGCTACATTTGCTATGGCCGATTGCTGAGTACCTTCAGCAGAAGAAACTGGCATTAAATCTCCACTAGGTCCTCGATAACGAACTCCTATAGCAGGTACCCAATTAGCCTTAGCCCATCCAGTTTTAACTGGTGTAGTTTCTATCAAATTTGCTGTGACATCAAGAGTAATTTTCTTAACAACACGTTCTGTCAGATCATCAAGGCCCTTAATTATAACCTGTACTTGCCTAGTCATTACAAACTCTTATTGCAAAAAATCGTCACCCATCTCTGCCTTCTCTGCCTTTAGCTTTTCTAAAAACTTTTCAAGTTTTCGCTGACCATTAACTTTGTGTTGTCCGCCGTCTGGATCAGTAACAATGAACCAAGAGCCCTTACCAGACTCTACTACAATACCATCAGTAGGCTTGATAAGATCAACTTGCCCAGTCAGCACATTTGGATCTTCAAACTCAGCCAATTCAATACGAGTACTTTCCCAGAAACGTCGTAGTTTCGTAGGATTACTCTTCAATTCATCAGGAATAAGATCACCGGGCTTATACTGTTTATTAGCATAAGAAGTAGGGCGACGCCAGATAAATTCAGCATTTTTATCAAAGCGTTGTTTCCAGTGTCTTAGTTTACGTACTTGCTTACGCATAGTAATCATCCTCAATTAGGGAGGGAGGTGGCGAGACCCGCCGATCTCACCACGCGCTAGATTATCAAATATCCCTATAGAATAATAGAACCGAAGAAAGCTCCTAAATCAGCACTGATCAACTTCTGATCCCAGGACATATCAATTTCAATACGATCGCTCAAAAGGTGTTCCATACGAAACCGTCTGATACGCATACCATCGTCACCTGAGCCCATAAGGCCCTTCCATGAGAAAGTATAACCAGCGGACGGAGTCATGAGACCAGGAGTTGGCGGACGATAGGATAACAGAGCATGACTACCACCGATAAAGGAGTGATCAGCCGTCTGACCCTCTACAGCAGTGTTCTGGATTGCGTCCATTACCAATACTTCCTCAACCTCAAACAAAGCTGCAAGGGAATCTTTATTCACCTTTGCAGTACCAGTGGTCTGACCACGGTCTAAACGCCCGACAATATCAGGATGATCTACGAGAGTATCAAATACCGCTCGGCCAAGAGTTAAAGCATTTGGCATAAAGCCTGTACTCTCAAGTACAAAACGTTTGAGTAATCGGACATCCTCGATAGGAGTAGAGGCAGCATCATTCCAATATACAACATCATTATTTGCCGCATCAGTAGGATCAAAAGAAGCGGATCGGGAAGCCGCACCATCCACATCAAAAGTCCAGGTATCCCCTGGAGCACCAGCTGTGAAGTAATTTTCAGCCCATTTCACTTCACGCTTTATAAGGCCCTTACGGGTTACATATATAGTAGCCTCACGATCTAGACTTATGGGACTATCAGCATTAGCACGCACTGGATCTGGAATATCCCTGTGATAAGCATAAGTACGGGAATAGTAAGTATCAGTACCAATCTGATAGGTACCACCGGCACTCTCAGTCGCAGGAGCTCGCTCTTCCATTTCATCCCGGTTAAACTCACCCCGCGGATAATTGAAATATGCGTCAGACTGCTTCCCTACAGGAATATTCGGAAAAACCCTAGAAGCCACGAAAGCGTCATCAGATTGATTGAAAGCAATCGAGATATTAGTAAGCGGTCGATTGACATGAACGTCGGACCGTGACGGCTGTGTGAAGGGCATATGCTATTCTCCTGTTATCTTAAAAATTTGGCCCGACTGGGTTTAGACTTAAGCGCTGTGAGGTGCAGAAATAGGCATGGCGAGCATCTCGAAGATATCCCCATCTATAGCACTCTCGAGAGCCACACCGATGGCCATGCTGTTGTCCGCTAATGCTGCCACGTTGGCTACACCAGCCACACGACCCGCAGTGGTATCAGGCACGATCAACTGACCAGCGGTAATAGTTGCACCAGCTTTCACCTTAACCACACCCTGCAGCAATACGACCGGAACGGTCTCACCATCGGTCGTTGCATCAGTGCGAGGATTCTCAGCCAAAATACCAATTGGAGTATTAGTGACAGCAGTGGTTTTAATAACCTTACCCACATCGCTATCATCTTCAATCTGCAGAAGCTCGTAAACATCGCTTCGAAGATCCTCGCCAGCGATTAAATTAATCGCAACAGTGCTCTGTGAGGATGCCATATTATTATCTCCAATCTATATTCAATTTATAATTCCCAGATTTTACAATCTAAGATCCTAGTTAAGCGACTTGGCGTACAATTGTCCGCCTTCTTCCGTTTTAAGAACTGCCTCATAAGCCTGTTCAGAGGTTAGATCAGGATTAGCTTGCATATGAGCCTTGGCTAATTTATCAAGATCATCGGTCGGGGAGCCTGGTTCCGGAGAGCCACCATGCCCAATGGTTTCAAAGGACTTAGCAATAGCCGCACTGCCAGCATGCAAAGCATTAAGAGCTGCCTTACGTTGAGATTCATCAGTAATAGCTTCAACAGCTTTCAACATAGCTGCCCGTTCATCCACAGTACCAGGGAGATGCTTCAGCTCTTCATCAGCACGCTTGGTGAATACAGCATCTTCCTGAGATTTACGCAAGGACTCATTATCCTTACGCAAATTATCATTGGATTTAGCCATAGCAATCAAAGCTTCACCAGCAGACTTGCGCAGATCAATACCATCTACAGTCGTATGTACCACTGGATCAGTTTCTTCAGCTTGCTTAGCAATATCAGCAATAATGCCAGAGCGTACTTCAACTGACTTAGCTAGAAACTCATTTTGAGCCTCTTCAGCCAAAGTCTTAAAATGAGCTTTTTCAGCATCATTCAACTCAGCAACAGTATTTGCACGAGTAAGTTGAATCTGCAGTTGTTCCACCGTGGCTTTATCTTCAGACATGTTATTTATTTCCTTCTCATTCTCGTTTCCCACAAGACTATCAGCCTTGCTCATAGCCGCAACTTCATGGGTGTGTGATACCCCATCATCAGCTTTCGCGGCACCGATAACAATAATGCCATTCTCTCCGCGAATCCAGGGATGATCATGATTCCCTGAATAACTAGTTTCCCCTGAATTAAGCTCAACACCATCTGGAGGACCATGTAAAGCAAACAAATGAGCATGACCTTGATTATCAGTTGTAAGGGCTGACATCTTTGTCATATCATCTGTCTGGGGATTGTCTTTGACGTTATGCCGCTTCATTATGAGAGCCGTGGCTCCCTCTTGTGCTGGAACATCAACGCCACTAATTTCATTAATCTTAAGTTCGTGCATGATGCGACGTTTGTTGGTACCACTGATACCAGTGTTTCTTTTGGCCATCAGTCAACCTCCTCGTCTTTAATTCTTTTTCCACCAATTGAAAAGCCAGTAAGCTCACCAAGCTGGAATTTCTTAAGCATATCCCCATTAGGTCTCATAGCAATCATTAACCCAGTACGTTCAGTTTGTATATTAAAAGCCTTTGCAATATCTTCAGTCAAAGGAAATGCAAAAACTACCGAACCACATTCATCGCCGACATGTTGCTCCTTAGCCATACGACTATTTTCCATGAAGTCAAGTGCAGCCTTAAGCATAGTTTCTTCAGGGACATGATCTCCTTGTAGATCAAAATAAGGTTCACCATTTTCCTTACATATAAGTGCAAAACCCATAACAAGGCCTAAGGTAGCATCAACCTTTAAGACCTCAGCCCTAATTTCAAAATCTGACATATAGACTACTTTTCCTACGCCTGATTATAAGTCATAAGAAGACCTGCTACCGCAATATCGGTCGAAGCTGCAGTAGTACCAGTAATTAAAGCATATAGGCTCTCACCCTCTGCTAAAACCTCACCTAAGGCTGCCACACCAATAGGAGTACCAGCAGCTGTAATAAGTGTATCTGCTGTGAGATCGCCTGAAGCATCAGTATCCAAGGAAGCATCAGTAAAATCAGCTACCGCGGCAGTAGATTTACGTATATCAATAGCAAGTGTAGCTATATTACCTGCACTCTCAACTTGACCAGTAATACTTACAGCAGTAAGAGTATCCCCAATATGCAGGCCTTTCAAAGGAATAACTAAAGTTGAATTGGTTTTTGAAGCTGGAAGACGTGCTAAATTATCATTAGCACCTGTAACAAGCCACCCAGCGGTAGCTCCAGCAATAGCATCAGCTGCAGGAACAAACAATTGACGACCAGTTCGAACTACCCCATTGCTACCATGATTCGCAGCAGCATTGAATAACGTAGTGCCATCAAAGTCAACAGCACCATCGAATTCAACGGGGCCTACGAAAAGTTGATCATCACGATGCTTAGTTTGAGCCATTAACTTCTCCCAAAAACGATGGATTACTTAATATGTTAAAAACGATAGCGCGCTGATATGTTGGGAGTATACCAATGTTCGAAATTTACAAATTTTTAATACGGGTACTTAACGAACAGCGACAATTTACTATCTCTGAAGCAGGAGCCCTTGGATCATGAGGAAAACGTAGAGGACCATTACTACCTGGGAAGGTTTCACCAAAAGATCGCTTTGTACCATTAAGACTTATATGTGAGCTTCTAGTTTTTGAATCCAAATGGGTAATCCAAGTACGTACTAATTGTTCTACATCTAATTTACCTTCTTCTATAGCCTGAGCATAAGCCTCTTCAGTTCCTGTATGTACTGCTCCCAGTGCTTCTGTACGCGCTATAGTCTCAGCCCGATAATTAATATATCGATCATTATATCTAGAGACCATCCGATCTATTTGGCTTTTAGTAAGAGGATCTCCTGTCTTAATAGATCGTCGTACCGTACTGTCAAATCTACGATCACGTAATTCCCTTCGTAGAGCATCTGTTGAACCTTGTTCTAATAATCTACGATAATTAGCAACAGCTTCTCGTTGATTTGCAGTTAAACCTATACTAGCTCTCAAATTACGAGCCTGGTCACGAGGATTTAAGCCTCTCTCTATGCCATCGGCTAAAGCATCACGAGTAGCTGCCCGCTGTTCTGCTGTAAACTCTCTTATAAAACGAAGTCTACTACTTCGCATAATATCAACTGCACGTACATTTGTTTGATCAAAACCTACTGTGA